ATGATAAAGCAAATGCGCCAGCAAGGTGCGTATATTGTTGATATTGCCACTCAGGTTGGTTGCTCTGAGCGGACCGTCAGACGGTACCTGAAATACCCGGACCCTCCGGCCAGAAAAACACGCCACAAAATGGCCAAACTCAAGCCGTTCATGGACTATATAGATATGCGTCTGGCTGAGAACGTCTGGAACGGCGAGGTCATCCTGGCGGAAATCAAAGCGATGGGTTATACCGGTGGCCGTTCCATGTTGCGCTACTACATCCAGCCCAAACGTAAGATGCGGCCATCGAAGAAAACGGTTCGCTTCGAAACTCAGCCCGGTTACCAGCTACAGCATGACTGGGGAGAAGTTGAGGCTGAGGTTGCCGGGCAACGATGCAGGGTTAACTTCGCGGTTAATACGCTGGGGTTCTCACGTCGCTTCCATGTCTTCGCGGCACCAAAGCAGGATGCTGAACATACCTATGAGTCACTGGTCCGCGCCTTTCGCTACTTCGGCGGTAGCGTGAAAACCGTGCTGGTCGATAACCAGAAAGCCGCAGTGCTGAAAAATAACAACGGGAAGGTGGTGTTCAACTCCGGGTTCCTGCTGCTGGCCGATCACTATGGCTTCCTGCCACGGGCCTGCCGTCCACGAAGGGCCAGAACCAAAGGTAAGGTTGAACGGATGGTGAAATACCTCAAGGAAAACTTCTTCATCCGGTACCGCCGGTTCGACAGCTTCGCCCATGTTAACCAGCTACTGGAGCAGTGGATGGCTGACGTTGCTGACAGGCGAGAACTTCGCCAGTTCAGGCAGACACCGGAACAGCGCTTCACGCAGGAACAGGAGCATCTGCATCCGCTGCCGGGTACGGACTTCGATACCAGCTATTTCGATATCCGTCATGTCTCCTGGGATGGCTATATCGAGGTTGGCGGGAACCGTTACAGCGTACCGGAAAGCCTGTGTGGCCAGCCGGTATCAATACGGATCTCGCTGGATGATGAACTACGGATCTACAGTAATGAGCAACAGGTAGCATCGCATCGTCTCTGTTCGGCTGCATCCAGCTGGCAAACCGTGCCGGAGCATCACGCCCCACTCTGGCAGCAGGTCAGTCAGGTGGAACACAGACCGTTGAGTACGTATGAGGAGCTGTTGTGATGCATGAACTGGAGACACTGCTGAGTCGTCTTAAAATGGAACATCTGGGCTACCACGTTGAAAGCCTGCTGGAGCAGGCGGCCAAAAAAGAACTGAACTACCGCGAGTTCCTGTGCATGGCGTTGCAGCAGGAATGGAACGGGAGGCATCAGCGCGGTATGGAGTCCCGGCTGAAACAGGCCCGCTTCCCGTGGGTCAAAACGCTGGAGCAGTTCGACTTCGGCTTCCAGCCAGGTATCGATCGTAAGGTCGTCCGTGAGCTGGCCGGGCTGGCGTTCGTGGAGCGTAGCGAGAACGTGATCCTGCTGGGTCCGCCCGGTGTGGGTAAAACGCACCTGGCAGTCGCTCTCGGGGTAAAAGCGGCGGACGCTGGTCATCGGGTACTGTTCATGCCACTGGATAAGCTGATCGCCACACTCATGAAGGCAAAACAGGAAAACCGGCTGGAAAAACAGCTACAGCAGCTTGGTTATGCCCGGGTACTGATACTGGATGAGATAGGCTATCTGCCGATGACCCGCGAGGAAGCCAGTCTGTTCTTCCGGTTGCTGAACCGTCGATATGAAAAAGCGAGCATCGTGCTGACGTCAAATAAAGGGTTCGCCGACTGGGGAGAGATGTTCGGCGATAACGTGCTGGCAACGGCAATCCTGGATCGACTGCTCCACCACTCAACCACACTGAACATCAAAGGAGAAAGCTACCGATTAAAGGAAAAACGCAAAGCGGGAGTGCTGGCAAAAAACGCCACGCCAATCAGTGATGATGAAATGGCGGAAAGCGGACAACATTAATGACCAATAGCGGACATTAAAAATGGCGAAAAACGGCCAATAATCTTGGCGTTGACATCATCGAGATCTGCCACGCGCGGCTCCTTTTGTGCCGCATCCGGCACTGGAAAATTGAATATCTCAGCAGTGTTTGCCATAATTCCTCCCGCAATGAGTGTGTTACGATTTGCACCTGAAAGTCGGTTCTGTTCCAGCAGACCGGCTTTCGCCATTTCTGAACCTGTCATATCGCCCCCAGCATGGTAGTAACCATCGCCATCAATGGACCAGCCAGATCTGGGTCCACACGAAACATCGACACAATACCTTCACTAATTTCCTTCAGTTTCTGGTGGCGTGGTGCGTTGAGAATGACAGCCTGTTTTGCCTCACTGAGTTCCTTTTCCATTTCAGCCAACCTAGCCATGAAGCTATCCTGCTCAACCAGGTAACCGCGATATTCCAGCGGTAGTACCGCCAGAATTGCCGGGGTCAGTTCACGCACGTTATTTCGGTATTTTTCAGAATCGAATTTGTTATCGAGGAAGCGGAACAGCTTCTGGCGTGCACGGCTGACATCATCAGGGAAATCGATGGTGCCGCCGCCCTGCTCCCGATACTCATTCACAATGAGTGTGGCAACGACATCCTGATTATCTACAGCCGACCAGGCGCGGACGGCATCACGGATTTTTTCGTGGCCTGGCACCTGTTTTGTTTGAGAACGATTTATCACCGCAGTCGGGCTAAATCCGCTAGTCTGTTGGTATGTAAGTGGTTGCATAATTGACTCCTTTAGTTTGAATTGACTGTTAAGTTGATTGCTTATTGTTAAAGAGCGTGAAATGGAAATTTAAGCTGCGTTCTTTTCGGTGTGTGGAAACAACTTCGGAAGATCCGGGCGAATCTGGTATGCCTTCACTACTCCACCAGTAGCCGTAACAATGCTGCCGACATGTTCAGGGGATACCTTTGCTTTGTTGTGAAGCCACTTATAGACGGCCTGCTGTGAAACTTCGCAAGCAGCGCCCAGTTTCTTTTGTGAACCAACGATATTGATCGCTGTTTTGATAGCTGGGTTCATAACAACCTCCGTGGTTAATTTGAATCAAGATTAAAACTATGGTTGTTTTTAGTCAACAACCATTTTCGTTTGATGGAATAAAACCTTGGTTGTACATTTGGACTATGAAAACAACACTCTCAGAAAGACTTAAAGAAGCCAGATTAGCGCGAGGCCTTACACAAAAGGCGCTTGGGGATTTGGTCGGGGTTAGCCAGGCTGCTATTCAGAAAATCGAAACAGGGAAAGCTAATCAAACAACTAAAATCGTGGAGATCGCGAACGCTTTGGGTGTGCGCGCAGAATGGTTATCTTCTGGCGTTGGAAATATGTCAGATAGTACAGTGCAACCAATACAATCAACTGTCAGCCATTCCAAATACTTCAAGATTGACGTTCTTGATATAGAAGTCAGTGCTGGGCCGGGAGTCATCAACCGTGAGTTTGTAGAAGTTCTACGCTCGGTTGAGTACTCGTTTGACGATGCTCGTCACATGTTCGATGGTAGGAAGGCGGAAAATATCCGCATCATTAACGTGCGTGGTGACAGCATGTCAGGAACGATCGAACCAGGTGATCTGCTGTTCGTTGATATCACAGTTAAATCTTTCGACGGTGATGGTATCTATGCGTTTCTGTACGACGACACAGCCCATGTAAAGCGCCTGCAAATGATGAAGGATAAGCTGCTGGTCATCTCTGATAACAAAAGCTACTCACCGTGGGACCCGATCGAGAAAGACGAGATGAACCGGGTGTTCATCTTCGGTAAGGTTATTGGGAGCATGCCGCAGACATATAGGAAGCATGGGTAGTACCAATTAAAAATTATCAACTGGGCATTGTGCTCATTCAGTAAAGAACTAATTCCTATCTTTGCTCTAGGTAGTAATATTAAGCCACCGCAATAATATCTTTACCTAACGGCGTAAGAATCCCGGTCACCGTGCCGGGTTTTCTTTTGCCCTCCCCTCATCACACACACCGTTAAAAAAACCACCATAACCTCGCTTCAGTTATCGCTATGCGATTCAAGTCACAAAATAAATCCATCCTAAATACAACCAGTTATATCTAAAACAACCAATAAAACAACTTTTGTTGTTGACGATAAAACAACTATAGTTTTAAATAAGTTCATCGCAACAACACAACGATACGGCAACTACCTGATTCACCGTTGCGATGACCGCTTAGATCCGCAGTTTGAATTTCAGCAGGCTTCGGGGAGTGCGAGGGGTGAAACGGACGCGTGAACGTCGGTGTGACCAGCTGAAATTAACTCAACATTTCATACCTTAGTCGCTTCAACGAGGCGGCTTAGTTATGACAACCGGCGGCCATCCACCGCCTGAATACGCGCAGAAGTCTCTATATGTTCAGCAGCCCAGCTTACGGGCAGGAGTTTTTATGGTTCATCAACATTATGGAACGCAGACCGTTAATCGAGGTGCGGTCATGCCAGGAATGCTGGTCAAACACAAAGATGGTACCTGGACTGCATCAGCTAATTTACGCGGACGGCTTTATCTGCATCGCGGCATCGAGCGCACTTATACCCGTGATTTGCTCGTGGAAGTTTTTCTCGACGGACGCGGTAACGGCCTGAATCACTAATCCCCTTTCCTGTTTTCCTAATCAGCCTGGCATTTCGCGGGCGATATTTTCACAGCCATTTTCAGGAGGTCAGCCATGAACGCTTATTACATTCAGGATCGTCTTGAGGCTCAGAGCTGGGCGCGTCACTACCAGCAGATCGCCCGTGAAGAGAAAGAGGCAGAACTGGCAGACGACATGGAAAAAGGCCTGCCCCAGCACCTGTTTGAATCGCTATGCATCGATCATTTGCAACGCCACGGGGCCAGCAAAAAAGCCATTACCCGTGCGTTTGATGACGATGTTGAGTTTCAGGAGCGCATGGCAGAACACATCCAGTACATGGTTGAAACCATTGCTCACCACCAGGTTGATATTGATTCAGAGGTATAAAACGGATGAGTACAGCACTCGCAACGCTGGCAGGGAAGCTGGCTGAACGTGTCGGCATGGATTCTGTCGACCCACAGGAACTGATCACCACTCTTCGCCAGACGGCATTTAAAGGTGATGCCAGCGATGCGCAGTTCATCGCATTGCTGATCGTCGCCAACCAGTACGGCCTTAATCCGTGGACGAAAGAAATTTACGCCTTCCCTGATAAGCAGAACGGCATTGTTCCGGTGGTGGGCGTTGATGGCTGGTCCCGCATCATCAATGAAAACCAGCAGTTTGATGGCATGAACTTTGAGCAGGACAATGAATCCTGTACATGCCGGATTTACCGCAAGGACCGTAATCATCCGATCTGCGTTACCGAATGGATGGATGAATGCCGCCGCGAACCATTCAAAACCCGCGAAGGCAGAGAAATCACGGGGCCGTGGCAGTCGCATCCCAAACGGATGTTACGGCATAAAGCCATGATTCAGTGTGCCCGTCTGGCCTTCGGATTTGCTGGTATCTATGACAAGGATGAAGCCGAGCGCATTGTCGAAAATACTGCATACACTGCAGAACGTCAGCCAGAACGCGACATCACTCCGGTTAACGATGAAACCATGCAGGAGATTAACACTCTGCTGATCGCCCTGGATAAAACATGGGATGACGACTTATTGCCGCTCTGTTCCCAGATATTTCGCCGCGACATTCGCGCATCGTCAGAACTGACACAGGCCGAAGCAGTGAAAGCTCTTGGATTCCTGAAACAGAAAGCCACTGAGCAGAAGGTGGCAGCATGATACCGGACATTATCCTGCAGCGTACCGGGATCGACGTGAGAGCTGTCGAACAGGGGGATGATGCATGGCACAAATTACGGCTCCGCGTCATCACCGCTTCAGAAGTTCACAACGTGATAGCAAAGCCCCGCTCAGGAAAGAAGTGGCCTGACATGAAAATGTCCTACTTCCACACCCTGCTGGCTGAGGTTTGCACCGGTGTGGCTCCGGAAGTTAATGCTAAGGCGCTGGCCTGGGGAAAACAGTACGAGAACGACGCCAGAACCCTGTTTGAATTCACTTCCGGCGTGAATATTACTGAATCCCCGATCATCTATCGCGACGAAAGTATGCGCACCGCCTGCTCCCCCGATGGTTTATGCAGTGACGGCAACGGCCTTGAACTGAAATGCCCGTTTACCTCCCGGGATTTCATGAAATTCCGGCTCGGTGGTTTCGAGGCAATAAAATCGGCTTACATGGCCCAGGTGCAGTACAGCATGTGGGTGACGCGAAAAGATGCCTGGTACTTTGCCAACTATGACCCGCGCATGAAGCGTGAAGGCCTGCATTATGTCGTGATTGAGCGGAATGAAAAGTACATGGCGAGTTTTGACGAGATGGTGCCGGAGTTCATCGAAAAAATGGACGAGGCACTGGCTGAAATTGGTTTTGTATTTGGGGAGCAATGGCGATGACGCATCCTCACGATAATATCCGGGTAGGCGCGATCACTTTCGTCTACTCCGTTACAAAGCGAGGCTGGGTATTTCCCGGCCTTTCTGTTATCAGAAATCCACTGAAAGCACAGCGGCTGGCTGAGAAGATAAATAATAAACGGGAGGCGGTATGCACAAAGCATCTCCTGTTGAGTTAAGAACGAGTATTGAGATGGCACATAGCCTTGCTCAAATTGGAGTCAGGTTTGTGCCAATACCAGTAGAAACAGACGAAGAATTTCATACGTTAGCCACATCCCTTTCACAAAAGCTGGAAATGATGGTGGCGAAAGCAGAAGCAGATGAGAGAGACCAGGTATGACAACCACTGAATGCATTTTTCTGGCAGCGGGCTTCATATTCTGTGTGCTTATGCTTGCCGACATGGGGCTTGTTCAATGACACCTCAGCAAGAAAACGCCCTTCGCAGCATTGCCCGTCAGGCTAATTCTGAAATCAAAAAAGCCAGACAGCATTTTCCGGATAAAAACGTCGATGACATTTGCCGTAGCGTACTAAAGAAGCACCGCGAAACGGTAACGCTGATGGGATTCACACCGACTCATTTAAGCCTGGCGATCGGCATGTTGAACGGCGTCTTTAAGGAACGGTAAACATGAAAAGCAAAATCATCAGGGAGCTACAGGCTCCTTTTTTATTATTCGCATTTACCCTCAAGCGTATTAACCAACAATTCAGGGATTAATGAAAGATGGCAGACATCATTGATTCAGCATCAGAAATCGAAGAATTACAGCGCAATACAGCAATAAAAATGCGTCGTCTGAACTACCAGACTGTATCCGCAACTCATTGTTGTGAGTGTGGCGATCCGATAGATGAGCGAAGACGCCTGGCTGTTCAGGGTTGTCGGACTTGTGCGAGTTGCCAGGAGGAGATCGAACTTAAGAACAAACAATGGGGACTGTGATGGCCTCAAAGCAGCAAATTTCAACATCGTCCAACTGAGGTGTAAAAATGTTCAGAATCATTTTTCCTAACACCTGGTACGTCGACCACCACGGCACTCCCTGCAAAATCCTGCGTTCTACCCACAACAAAGTTCACTACATCCGAAAAGGCAGAACATGTATCGCCAGCATGTTCCGCTTTAATCATGACTTTGAACCTGTGAATAAAGCTGATGCAGATCGGATAGCAGAAGAGATCGAAACGGCAGAACACATTAAGAAGTTACGTGACATGCGTTCAAAAAGCAGAGGTAACCATGGAATCATACAGCCTCACACTCGATGAGGCCTGTCAGTTTCTTAAGATATCCAGACCAACCGCCACCAACTGGATACGAACAGGCCGCCTACAGGCAACACGTAAAGATCCAACCAAGCCAAAATCTCCTTACCTCACAACACGGCAAGCCTGCATTGCGGCGCTTCAGTCTCCGCTGCATACTGTCCAGGTGAGCGCGGGTGATGGCATAACAGAGGAAAGAAAATGTCACTCTTCCGCAGAAATGAAATATGGTATGCCTCGTATTCGCTCCCGGGCGGGAAACGAATTAAGGAATCTCTTGGCACAAAGGACAAGCGGCAAGCTCAGGAGTTGCACGACAAGCGAAAAGCAGAACTCTGGCGAGTAGAAAAGCTAGGGGATTTACCTGATGTCACTTTTGAAGAGGCCTGCCTAAGATGGCTTGAGGAAAAAGCTGATAAAAAATCTCTCGATTCAGATAAAAGCCGGATTGAGTTCTGGCTTGAACATTTTGAGGGTATAAGGCTTAAAGATATCTCGGAGGCAAAGATTTACTCTGCTGTAAGCAGAATGCATAACAGAAAGACGAAAGAAATATGGAAACAGAAAGTTCAGGCCGCCATCAGGAAAGGTAAAGAACCGCCTGTTTATGAACCAAAGCCAGTATCAACTCAGACAAAGGCAAAGCATCTTGCCATGATAAAGGCCATTCTCCGTGCTGCAGAACGCGACTGGAAGTGGCTGGAAAAAGCGCCTGTCATCAAGATACCAGCGGTCAGAAACAAGCGAGTCAGATGGCTGGAAAAGGAGGAAGCAAAACGCCTTATTGATGAGTGCCCCGAACCACTGAAATCTGTCGTCAAGTTTGCGCTGGCAACTGGTCTGAGAAAGTCGAACATCATAAATCTGGAATGGCAACAAATCGACATGCAGCGACGAGTTGCCTGGGTGAATCCAGAAGAGAGCAAATCAAACCGCGCCATTGGTGTGGCGCTGAACGATACCGCCTGTAAAGTGTTGCGTGATCAAATAGGCAAGCATCACAAATGGGTGTTTGTACATACCAAGGCGGCTAAGCGAGCAGATGGAACATCAACGCCTGCGGTCAGGAAGATGCGCATCGACAGCAAGACATCATGGCTATCAGCTTGTCGTCGTGCAGGAATTGAAGATTTCCGTTTCCATGACCTCAGACACACCTGGGCAAGCTGGCTGATTCAGTCAGGCGTCCCATTATCAGTGCTTCAGGAAATGGGCGGATGGGAGTCCATAGAAATGGTTCGTAGGTATGCTCACCTTGCGCCTAATCATTTGACAGAGCATGCGAGGAAAATAGACGACATTTTTGGTGATAATGTCCCAAATATGTCCCACTCTGGAATTATGGAGGATATAAAGAAGGCGTAA